ACGTATGGCTGAACGAATGGCGAATATTTAGTAGAAAAATCTGTGGGGGTATTCGTACTAACTCGGCGGTAAGTTTCCCCCATAACACACGCCACGCCACGCCTAAAAAGTGCAAAAAGTGGCGTATTTGGGGGCTTCCTGCGTGTATAAGGACAGCATATCCTTTGCACATGCACACATGGGGGCGGACTTTTTTTATTTTCGTGTGTGCTTGAGCTAGTCTGTTTTTTTGGTTGGCTCTTTATGTGTACGCACAGGCACACACAAAGCCCTTCTTTATCTCTCACGCATAGGCAAACGTGAAGCCTCTCTCTGTTCTTCTCTTTTAGTATTTTCTCTTCTTTTCTCTTTTCCTCTCTTTTAGTCCACCACAGAAGCCACACAGAGCCACGCACAGCCACGTTTGAAGGTCAACGCAGGGGTAAGGTCATGGCTTTTCAATTAGTAAAGTATCACTATTAGATGAGAGCAAAAGAAAAGATATACTCTGTGTATCTCTCAAAGTATCTCTTCAAGTACAACAACAGGTCATACATCAAGAGACCATCAACATTAATAATAATAAAGATAATAAACAATAACAATGAATAGAAAAGATTGGCTAAAGACAGACGCAGGGAAACAATACAAAGCCAAGACTAATAAGAATTACAGAGAAAAGAAAAAAGCAGACAAAAAGAAATCTTTAAAAATAAATAAATCTTTCTCTTTTCATTTTCCAAATATAGACAATAAAGACGATAAAGAACAAAACTAGAACATTGTACATATTTGTCGCACCCTGCATTTTTTTGTATAATTCTATAATTTCATCTTTATAGAGAGGGAATAGTTATTTTTTAAAAATTTTTATTAACTTTAAAACCATAAAATAAATTTTCAGTGCCTCTGGGGTGTTGAGCTTAAAAACTCAAATTTACTGATTTGCAGTAGTCCAGATAGTTTCTAATCAGAGGAAGGGATTTCCCTTAAAAGACCACACCGCCCATGTGATGAGCAGGGCGACCCAACAACGTAGCCATTGTGGGAGCTTGGCAAACTCCATCAACTCGTGGCGAGTGCTTAACAGTGCGGAAGGTTGGGCAAGTTTGTAATTGTCTATGGGTGGCGATAAAAGAATGTCGGATAAGTAGCACACAGTGAACCGCACCGATTAACCCATACTGATGAGGCTTCAGTAAAGCCGAAACAATCAACAATAGGAGTTTGACCACATGAAAATTTCACATGCTGTTCAAAAAATCCAAAGTGCAGAAACTCTTGCAAAGTTTAAAGACGAGCAAGAGAAAAAAGAACACTTTGATAAATACTCCAAAGCGAAGACGAAGGAAGAGAAAACAAAACTTTTCCATGAAGCTATCGCTGAAGGGTGGGTCAGTGCCTAAACAATTAAGTTTGTTTAGTACTGAAGAGTTAGAAAAGTGTAATTTGACGTTCAACATCATTCAGAATGTTAGGCGTCAATTATACGCTGACAAACTCGCAAAGCTAAAGAAACAGGCGAAACTTGGTCAGGTGATTAAGTTTCCGAAAAAGTTTGTTTCTTGATGGCTCTTGTCGTTTGGTGTCCACAATGTCAGCAAGGTAATATGATGGCTTGTCCTCATACTTATACTGTTGGCATGGGTTGTCAGATTTTAGAAAGCCTGTTTGAAGATATTAAAATCAATCAAATAGGATTTACTAAAAATGGCAGACAGACACTCAACGACCAAGAACATATATTTGTTGAAAATCTAATTGATGATGAA